AAAATTATCAAATGTTACTTTGTGAACTCTAAATTTTGTTTGTGTTGTATCTATAAAAAAATCTGCTGAAGCTGACTGAGTTTGGTCAACATTTGACAATTGTTCAATACCATTAATAAATATTCGTAATGAACCATTTCTGATACGATAATTGTCAGCTATTATTGGTGTAAATTCATTATATGTTGAAGTTGAAGTAGCTATGTCTGAAAATGTGAAATGTTCTCTTTGTTGATAATATCTTTCATTCCCACTCGATAAATGTATTATATCTGTATCTACTACTGGGAAACCATTTTTATTGTCTATACTATAATTTAAGTTAATACTACCAGTATCTTTAAATTGTATTCTATCTGCAGAAAATGATGATTCACTTACTGGTGACATAAATGGTCTTGTCTTTGTTTTTAATCCTATCAATTCTTTTCTTGCCATTATGTTATCTCACTTTGAAATAGTATTGTTACAAAATCAGTATTTTTTAATGTAAATCCTGAATTGTCTGATTGTCTTTTTCTTATCACAACTTCTTTAAATGAACTTGATACAAAGTAATCAAATCCACTAGTAAATCCAACTTGGTCATTTGCTGATATTAATTCTAATCCATTCAACTTTACTTGAACTGATGAACTCATTATTCTTCTTTCACTTTCTAATGTTGGTTGATAAACTTGTCCTTGACTTGCAGATAAAGATGATGATTGACTACCAGAAACTCTAAATGATTTTAAATTATAAGTTGAGTTAGCATTAGAAACTGATATTAATGCTTTATCATCTCGTGAAGAAGTAGGTTCTCCGTTTCCTCTCATTATATAATAAGTTCTACCACCAAAAGTATTTGTAAATTCCAAATCTTGTGCTTGATTACCAGTTCCAGTTGATGCTCCTCTTATAAAATCTGTTGCACTTCCTAATCCACTCGGTAAAGATGATTTACCCATTGAAAAAATACTAACCTTTTCACTTCTACTATCTGGTGAAAATAGTGATGATATTGTTAATCCAGATTCATCTTCCACAACCACTTGTTTTGGTGTGAAGTATCTCTGTGTGGTCATAAACTCGTTAAATGACTCGGGAACGAGATAACCTTTGAAACTCATATTAAAGGTTGTCTTGATAATTCTTTCGTTGTCAGACATCTCTGTTGCGTCTTCAAACGAATCTATTGATGATAAAAATTTAAATCTATTTGGTTCTCCCCAATACGCTCCTTCAGAAAAATTTATTTGTTCAATAATTTTATTCATATCTTCAATATAAGGTGTCCACACAATACATTCATAGTTTAGATTCATATAGTCGGGAACAGCAGTTGTATAATATTCCTTTTGTGGTAATATACCTTGTTGGACTGAAAATCTATCATACCTTTGATTTTTAGAATATTTTTTCTCAAATGTATAAAATTGTTTTGGGTCGTTAGCATCCAATTTATCTATTGGTAAAGCTTCATTTGATTCGATAGATACTCTTTTAAATACAATCAATGGTGTAATCAATTGTTGTTTTACATCACGAACATATCCATCTTTTTGTATAGACTTCCACCTTTCTGCGTTAGCATAAAATACAGGAACTTTTACTTCTTGTTTATTTATAACTACTCTTGGTTTTATTACTTCGTTAAAGTAATACATAATTGCCGCATCAACATCCATTAATCCAACTGAAATATTTTTTACATTATCGTTTCGTTGGTTTGTTTCAGAACCTCTACCTCTTTGTAATCCCCTGTTAAGTTCTCTACCTTTTAGTATTCGTTCTTTTCTTGGTAATGGTTTTGTTCTTTTGGCCACTATTAAACTCCTATCTCTAACCCAATTCTATCTGAATATTCTTTTTGTGTGTTGACTATATTGTCAAATGAATATGGAATCAGATATCCTTTCATACTCAAATCAAATGTAGTTTTAATAATTCTTTCTCCTTCAAATTCAGATGCATCTGTGAAGGTTGTTATACCAGCTTTAAATTTAAATTTATCAGGTTCACCCCAATATGAATTTTTTGACCAACTAATTTTTTCTACAATTTGATTCATTTGGTCTATATAAGGTGTAAATATAATACAATTATAATTAATTGTTACAAAACTTGGCATCACAACATTGTGTGCTTCTTCCAATGGTTCATCATTACTATATAATGTAGAAGTTTGTGTAAATCTATTTTCTTTTGTATATTTTTTTTTAAATGTATAATTTGATGATGCTGGACTAATTGAACGAGCTATAAAAGTATTATTTGTATCCTTGTTAACTGATGTTCTTTTAAATATAATTAATGGTGTAACCATTTGTCCTTTGACATCTCTAAGATATCCATTTCTTTGAATAATTTTCCATCTTTCAGGATTTGCATAATAAACAGGAACTTGTATTTTTTCATTATTATCTACTACTTCTGGTTTAATTACCTCGTTAAAGTAATACATTACAGCTGCGTCAATATCCATTAAACCAACTGATACTAGTTTATCTTTATCATCTCTACGAGTTGTATCGTATCCTCTGTTAAAATTTTCTCTCGTTGATAATATGTCTTCTTTTCTTGGTAAAGTCTTACTTCTTTCCATTAAACACTTCTCACCTCTTCAATGTTAAGATTACTTCGTCTTAACAAGTTAGCACTACATACGACTGAATGAATGTGTTGTCCGTCAAGTTGCTTATATTGTCCACCTACTAATTGATTTTCATTAATATTTGTTATTTCCCAATAAGCTGTAAACCACTCGATAACATCTCCTATTTCCAATACTAAACTTAAATCCCTCAAGGATTGTCTCACAAAAGAGAATGTTCCATTTTGTCTTAAATCAGGACCAAATTCATCTGTATTATATGTCATATCATCTGATGCAACCAAACAAGCTAATTCAATACCAGGTTTAAAAACCTTTCCACTTGATGATTCACCATACATATTTATTTCTGTATTGCTTGCTGATATTTTGTAAACAATAACAGTTTGGTCAATTATTCCACTATTTGCATTACTTAAATCACCGATGAGTTCTTTATTAACTCTATCAAATAAATCTAAATCATTTTTTCCGAAAAATCGTGGATTGGCCATCTCTCACTCCTAACCTATGTAGATTGGATATGGGACTCGTTTAAGTTTTTCTTGTAGGAACTCTGATTCATCTTTGTCCGCTTCTAGTAGTGCTCTACGAGAAGTTTGGTCAAGCATTTCTCTAAGTTGTGTAACAAGAACTTCTTTCTCCGTTGATGCTTCAGTTCGTAAAGTGTCTCCATCTAAACTTGTTTCAGCGCCTGGGATTGGTATTGCTCCATACTTACTTCTTACTATTCCAAGTAGTTCTTTTGTTAGAGCTAAACCATATTTTCTAATCCATTGTCTTCCCACATCATTAATACTTCCATAATTCATATTATCATATGGTGCGTTGGAAAAGTCGGAAATTACATCTGAACTTCCTGAATACTCTGTAACCATTACATTATCCCTATCAGAACGAACTACATAATTAAAATGTAATTTATAATCATTAGTTGGTTTAGGGAAAATTCTTAATTTATTATTTCTTAATTGAAATGTATATGCTGATTTTCTGATTTGGTCATTCAACTCAATAGCTTGTATTCTCAACATATCTGCGTATACCGGCATCATTAAAAATGATACTGCTGGTGAATAATCACCGAATCCAAACTGGTCCATCATATTCATTGTCCCAGCTCCTGTTCCAGCATACGGGTCAAAATATCTTTGAACTGCTGGTGATTCTTGGTAAAACACTTTCTTTAATTCTATAGCGTTACCACTTTCACTTACTTGTGCGAATAAAGCATCTACATCATAGTCTTGTGAACCACTAACTACATCAAGTGAACCAGATTTGATATCTACTAAACCACCGACTCCGGCTTCAGTTCCGTAAGCTTGTGATAAGAATACACTTCTACCTAAGTTCGGGGTTACTCTCTTATGAGTTAAGTTTGATGATGTTGATTGTCCTTGTAAGGAAAGTAAATTGTCTTTAATATTATATTGATTTACTTGTGCTGAATATTCAGTCACAGCTTCCTCTAAGCAAGCATAAAATTGTTTATCTTGTAATTCCACATTCATTAGTGGATAACCTAATCGTTTTGAACACCAGTCAGCGAACTTTGGAGCTTCTGTTTGATAAGTTGCGTCATCATCATAAGTTCCAAATGGTGTATTACCACTAACTGCTGAACCTGAACCAGGCCATATTGGTTCTTGAGCCATATTTTTCTCCGTTAAATATTCTATAAATAAATATAAGAAAGTTATAAAAACCACTAATATACGAAACAAAAAACCCCCAGTGAACTGGGGGTTTTTTTAGTTGTTAATTAAAAATTAACTACTCGACTTCTGATTGTCATTTATTACACTTTGTCTACATCTGCAACAATAACTTTACCATAGAATTCTGGACGAACCATCTTCTTAGCGTAACGAGTCATAACTCCCTTACGCGGTGTAAAGTTAGTTGGGTCATAAACTAACGGTGTCATAATTAACGGTACATAAGGTGAATACACAGCACCAGTTTCTAAGAAGTTTGAACCTCTAAATCCACAAAGGATTTGATTTTCTTGCATATAAGGGTTCTTGTATACATTGAATCTATTGTTT